TATTGTATTTTACCTTCTTGAATTTTATTTAATAATTCAGCATTGGATTTTAATAATTCTTCAGTCCATTTTTTTAGATCTTCATATTTCTTTTTTTCTTTAAGATATTTTAATTTCCACTTATTACATTTATCACAGATTTTATAAAATCCATTAAAAGGTTCTCCAATCATTTATATCTTAATTTAGAAAAAAATTTATGCGAAATAGCACGCGAATCTTCCTCCTTCAATTGTAGCAACCTTGAGAAGTTCAACATAAACTCGGAGAGTATATGTTCCATCAGCAAGACCAGTAGGAATTTTGTAATGTAAATCCATACCCTTGCTATTAACACGTTCACCCTTATTAGGTCTAATAGCATTCCACCTAAACAATTCTTCAACACCAGTCCCAATAGCTCCTTGAATAAGACCTTCCATTGTTTCATCCGTAATACTTGAAACCGTAGACCTCTTAACAATTTCATCATGAGTAACCATAGGAACTTGACCTTCTGCTGCTTGAGTAGTTGAGAACTGAAGAGCAGAGTTAGCACGATCAACATTAAATTCAAACCGATCATTGTATAAAAGATTGTATGCTAGTCCATTATCACCATGGGCTGTTGTTCCATTAAGTAGAGATTTAGATACAAAGTTAGCATTAGACTGAAGACCGAAAATGACCTTAGAACATAGACGACCATTAGCACCAACCGGCAATACAAGCGATGCGAAATCATCCGTTCCGGCACCAGCATTCTTAACACCAGTCCTCTTAGTGAGGCGATAATCAGCATACTGGAAAGTTAATTTAGGATTCTGCTGTGCGTATTTCTCCATAATATCTCCATCATATGTAATACTATCATAAATTAATTTACATTCACTTTCATCTACTTGGAATGCTGATTCATCACCCGCTCCACCAGTTCCACCATTCACGCAAAGACGCTGAGATTTAACACCACCACTTAAACTAGTTGTAGCATCAACGAAAGTTAAATCAATATGAACCTCTTGGTCTAACATAAACATAGGAAGCTGATTAAATTTAAGGAAGGGGAATAGATCACTTAGATATACCGAATATACTGGTGCTTCACTAATAGTCTGTGCCGAGGTTCCATCTTGATGCATAAATGGTAGAAGTTCGAAGGCACCGGCCCCACCAGCAGCAGCAACAACCGGATTACGTCCAACATCTAAACCAATCTTTTTAGCAGAGTTAGGAGGTTTATCCGTTACATTTGCCGTGCGGTCATCATATACGGGCATATGAGAAATACACCTCTGAGACAAGAACTGCTCTCTCTCCTTATTATCTTCATTAGAAATAAACATAGACTGATATGCGTGGAACTGATTGTAATCATCAACAGAGCAAACAACTTGATTACCAATAGAAAGCTGAGCCGTTTGGATCAACTGCGAGACACCAACATTAAGAGGGTAGAAACCTTTAGAAACTCCAGCAAGTGGAGTTACCGCAAGAGTAACCTTGGAATTTGAATGAAGGAATCCGGCAACACGAGAAAGAGTAAAACGAACTCGTCTTTGCGAAAACGTAGAAGGGTCAATTACGTCAGTATGTAATTTCTGTCCGTATTCAGTAGGAATAGCACCAATTTTGATTAGGTCGGGAATTCGCCCTTGCTCTTCCGCCATTTTTTCTTTAGATGATTTTTTTTGTTTAGCAAGTGCTTTCCGCATCTCTAGTGCTTTCTTCATCTCTAAAGCACCAATACCACCCGTATTCACATAAGCCGTATCATCAAACTCATCATCCTCAAAACTATCAGTATAAGTTGTTTCCATTTTTATATAACTTAAATATATAAAAATTTAAAAAAATAAAATATTAAAAAATTAATTACATAGAAAACATTTAAACAATCTAAACAACTACCTCAACTCCCCTTTCACTAGACCATGCTACAACAACTTTGGACTTGATGAATAGATATGCAGAGATAGGATTTTGGTCGACGAGTCCGTTCTTCATCTGAATAGAGAACTGAGAGCTTGAGAAATCAACACCTTCACTATCTAACATATCATAGAGAACACCAACACCATAAACAGCACCAGTATCGGGCATAAAACGATAACCAGTGAGAGCATTCTGATTACCCGTGAAATTGCGGTTAGTTGTTAGTGGAGAAGCGGAGGTTCGTGTGTGCTGAGTTTCCGGAATAATAGAATTGAGGAAACCTTTAATAACTTGAGGATCAACAACAGAAGTTGCATTAGTAGTAGCATCATAAACACTTTCAACCTCAAATGAAGATGGGAAACGTTCACCATTACGGAGGAAAGAAATTGTTTCAAGGTTAGCCACTCCACCATCACCGGTTCCAGCAGCATTAGGTTTTAATGTAGGCATATACGTAAGGAAACCATCTTGAGAAAGGTTATTAATGAAATTTGCGGGGACGAAATTGACGAAAGAAGCAAGAACCTTAGATAATCCAAGATTGAAATTAATAATAGAATTGCTAGATTCAAGAGTTGAGAAATATGAAGTAATAGAATTAAATTCTAAAACACCAGTATCCGGAGATGATACACCGGTTTCTACTTCACAAGTAACTTCAAGATTAGAGAATTCATAGAAAGCATTAACAATATTAGCAGTTAGAGCATCACTAGAATAAAAGAACTGACTATCGGGGGCGAGGTGGATTTCAATTTCTAGAGGAACTTTATCTAATGGTAGTTTAGAAACTCCTAAAGTAAGACCCGAAGGAAGTGGGATACAGAAAACCGAGTTCCTTGTATTACGAATAACACTATCACGGAACGATTGATAATTAGGCATAATTAAAGCAGTCTTAGATAGATGTCCCGCCGTGTCTTGGGTTCCCGCCATTGTCGGCAAATATGAACTCATAAATCGTCCATAGTGTCTAATATGTTCAATTACTTGTTTAGTTTCTGCGTGGCGAAAAACTAGTTGATCGATAGCAGCGTAAACACCGAGTTTATGGGAGGCACGTAGTTCAGTTCCTAAACCTTCTTCGGGGTGAGCAGTTCCAGCAGCATTTCTCCATATATTGAAATCACCCGACAGACGAAGAGACGATAAATCTAACATAGCATCTTGGCGACCAAGGGTTACAGTAAGAATTGGATTACCACGAGCATGAGAGACTTTACCGGAGGCGGGAACATTATTGGGCTGAACGTTTAAATACTTGCGACTCATTTTATATATTAATATACATAAAATAAATTTAAAATAAAAAATAAAAAAAGATACATAGATAAAATACTTAAATTATGTTTGGTTTTTTTATATTATAAAAGATATCTTCGGTTTACAATGTGACACTCACCGAATCCCCACGGATTGACACTCTGCGAATATGGAAGACAAAGCAGAATAAGAGTTTATCCTTTTCCGGTGCTTGGTCTACACCAGCAGCAGTAGTTTCATTATAGAATAATTGTAGCTGATTAGATTTATTATTAAGATTTGCTACACCATCATTTAGAGCATATGCTCGTCCAATTAAGAAATTACGATTGTAATCAACAAATGATCTTGGGACAACTCCAGCTTGATTCAGTGCTTTTTCTAATTCAATTAGAGGCTGTGCCGAGATACTCACACCCTTATTAATCTTGGATACAACAATAGGACGAGATGGAACAAGTTTATCATCTACAACCATTTGATAAGAAGTAAGTCTATCAATTATACCACATTGACCGCTGCGAATACTATGAAGTTGTCCGTCCATATCAGTTGCCTCTTCTTCATATGTTTCTTGTGTTCCCGCCATCATTGCCGGTGCCGATAGGACGGTTGCGTCAGTAGGCATAATAATCATAGATTTAGCACGAGTATTAGATACTGGGACATTAACAGTTGCGTTGCGGTTTGTCTTCAATAGTGAATGTTTGTAATTGGTAACACTAGGAATATCAATTTCAATAGAACCACCATCTCTCATTCTCTTCATCATACCAGCTTCATATTGCGGGTCTAATCCTACTTGCTGAACAACTATCTGAGCATCGGAGATTGTTGTGGTTGCGGCATAAGCGGTAGTAGCAGCGAGAAGCTGAGTAGTTAAATCATCTACTTGAACACGTTTAGTATCAAGAGCAGCACTAAATAAAATAAAATTATCCGTTGTTGCGTCAACACCAGTTCCAACATTACTATTTCTAAATGCTGATACAGTTAATTTAACAAATCCTCCATCAAGTGTTATATCGGTAATTGTTGGATGTGTTTGAACTGCTATTGCTCCTCCAACAGTTAGAGAACATTCAGTAAGTGGATCATCAATCTTACATATACCAATCTTCTCACCCTTTACAAAAGGGCATTGTGCGACACTTCTCATATTGTTTTGTTTGCCTAAAAATATTTCAGTTCTATCAGTTGCAACATCAACTCCTAAGTTTGCTCCCGCAGCATCTATACCATGAAACACCGGATTCTGTTTCATTCTACGATTACGATTCACACTATCCAACTGCTTAAGATATTTTCCGGGGTCTTCAAGGTCTACTTCAACAAAGAGACCATCAGTCATAAGAACTGGGAAGATTTTAGATCCACCATCAGCAAAAAGACCACTATGTATTGGGAGTGAAAGTTTAGCAGTTACAAAGTCAGTTTCATCACCCCAATCACGACCAGCGGGAACAGTAGATACGGGTTTGTAATATGGATTAGAATCTAAATCAACATTACTTGATACTGAAGTTCCAAGAGTTCCACGATTCTCAACAGTCTGAACAAGAGAACCTTCTTTCAATGCTCTCAATTTACGCATACTATCATCTTGATTGTATGAATACTGCATTTGGACTTTAGCATTGTAATCACTAATCTCTTCAAGAAGAACAGCACGGGTGCCGGAATAAACCCTCAGATTCTTCACTACACTCTGACCTCCAATAAAGGGATCAAGGTGGAGACGAGTTGGTGTAGCACCCGCCGGAAGTGCTACTTTAACATCGAACTGAAGATAAGAATTTTTACCATCCATAAATTTAACAGTAGAAGGAATCTCAAAATCTACCCTACGACCGGACTGACCGGCTGTGGATGTATACGATAAACCATTAGTTGAAGGAACCGAAACTTGGGTCTGACTAACCTTTATTTTATCATCATTTCGCCAATAAGAACTCATTTTATAATAATAGAATATAAAATAAATATCTAAAAATAAATTTAAAAAAATAAAAAAAATTAAGTGAATACTTACATTGTTCTTC